ATCCAGGAACACTAAAGCCTGAGACTGCTAAGAGATTACGAGCTAGTTGGAATCAAACTTATAGTGGTTCTATTAATGCAGGTAAAACTGCAATACTTGAAGAAGGAATGGACTTCTCTCCACGACAGATTCCAAACAATCAAGCACAATTCTTAGAAACTAGACAATATCAAATTAGTGATATTTGTAGAATTTTTAGAGTACCTAACCATCTCGTTAACGATTTATCTAACGCTACATACTCTAACATAGAGGCACAGCAAATAGATTTTGTGGTACACACTATCACACCTTGGATTAAGCGTATTGAGATGGCACTTAATCAAAAATTAATTCCTTTCAATAAGAAAGGCTCACAATATTTTAAATTCAACTTAACTGCTCTTTTAAGAGGTGACTCTAAGTCGAGAGCAGACTATTATAGAACACTTGTAAACATTGGTGTACTATCACCTGATGAGGTCAGGTCTTTTGAAGATATGAACTCTATGGGTGGAGCAAGTGAAAATGTTTATATGCAAAGTAATATGATGCCTTTAGATAGTTTAGGCGAAGGAACAACAAGAAAAGATATAGAATAAAATGGCACTAAGGTCGGATCAAAAAGAACAAAGAAGAGCAAAAGATAGAGGTAGAGCAGGTAACGAATTAGGTTATTTTGCTAATTCAATAACAACTAGCGACTCTGCTAATTTAGATTCTAAAAGGGCGCAACTATTTGTAGGTACTGGTGGTAACCTTAAAGTAGATTTAGCAGGTGGTTCTACAGTTGTATTAAAAAATGTACCTTCAGGAACATATCTAAGAGGTATATATGTAAATAAGGTTTACAGAACAAGTACAACTGCAAGAGATATAGTAGCAATATACTAAGTGGCATTAAAAGATATAAATACTACCCCTACTGAGGGAATGAGAGAAGAAGCTCGTAAAGGTTTAGAGTGGAGAAAAGAGTATGGTAGAGGTGGAACTCAAACAGGAGTTTCTCGTGCTAGAGATATAATCAATGGTGATTTAAGTATCTCAAGTATTAAAAGAATGTTTAGTTTTTTTAGCCGACACGAAAATAATAAGGCTAAACACTATTCTGCAAAAGAAAATGATGGTGGTCCAACAGCTTGGAGAATAGCTTGGGCATTATGGGGTGGAAATGCAGGATTTAGTTGGTCAAAGAAAAAAGTGAAAGAAATAGATAGAGAAGAAGAAAGAGCCTTAACTGGAGCTGTAAAAAAAGGTTTACAGAAAAAGGCAGATGACCACAATGAAAAAGTTGGTAAAAAAAATCTATCTTGGAACGCTAAAGTAACATCTGCTAAGTTAGGTAAAGTATTTAATAGAGGAATAGGTGCTTACAAAACAAATCCAGGTTCTGTAAGACCTAGTGTAAAGTCTCCTGAACAATGGGCTTATGCAAGAGTAAACTCTTTCTTATACGCTATGGAAAAAGGAAAGTTTCGTTCAGGTAAACACGATACTGATTTGCTACCAAGCAATCATCCTGTAAAGAAAAGTATGAAAGAGGAAAAAAGCTATATTATGGAAAACAAGGAAATTAGATTATATAGAGCAGAATATCAAGTCACAAAAGATGAAGATAAAGATGAGAAAAGAGTTAGTGGATATGCTGCTTTATTCGACACAGATAGTAGAGATTTAGGTTTTAGAGAAACTATATCTCCTGATGCTTTTGAAGGTCGTTTAGACGATAATGTAATCTTAACTTTCAATCACGATCCAAACTTAATATTGGATAGAAATATGGGTGGTACTTTAAAACTATCTGTAGATGAAAGAGGATTACGATACGATGCTACTTTACCTAACACAACAACAGGTAATGATGTAGCAGAATTAATGAAACGAGGTTTACTTTATGAATCTTCATTTGCTTTTACAGTAGAAGAAGATGATTGGAGTAAAGACGGAGATATAACAAGAAGAGAAATTAAAAAAATTGGTCGGCTTGTTGATGTTTCTATAGTTGGTGTTGGTGCTTACGCTAATACTGACGTTGCACTTCGTTCTAAAGAAGCTTTTGAAATGGAAGCTACTATAGAAGAAACCCCTCAAGTTGAAGAAGTGGAGCAAAAGGTTGAGGAATCATTTGATGATTCAAAGTTAAATTTATTAAGTAACGAATTAAAATTAAAGAAACGAATATGAAAAATTCGATTGAAATTCGTCAAGAGAGAGCAGAGATTATCGGAAAAGCTGATGCTTTGTTAAACTTGGCTAAAGGTGAATCTCGTGATTTTACTAATGACGAGCAAGTATCATACGATGGTATGATGGAAAACATTGACAAACTAGCTAAAGACATTGAGGTAGTTGAACGTCAAGAAAAATTGAACGCTGAGATAGCTGCAAACGTAGGTTCAGCTCCAGTACAAAAAACTTCTGAAACTAAAGAAGCAAGAAGTTACTCAATGTTCAAAGCTATCAAAGGTATGATTAACAATAACCTTGATGGTGTAGAAAAAGAGATGCACGAACAAGCTGTTAATGAGGCTCGTTCACAAGGCATTGCTATTAATGGTTTAGGTATTCCTGCTTCTATGTTAGAGCAAAGAGCTATAGTAGACCAAGCAAATTCAGCTATTGCTCCTACTAATATTTTATCTTACGCTGATGCTCTTCGTGAAGCTTCTGTATTTGATAAAGTTGGTGCTACAATGTTGACAGGTCTTTCTGCTAACACTACTATTCCAGTTGCTGCTAAAACTTCAGTTAATTGGGAAGGTGAAACTGATGCAACAGCAGATGGTGGTGCAAACTTCTCTAAAGTTGAGTTATCTCCAGTTAGATGTGCTGCTTATGTAGATATTTCTAAGCAATTATTGTTACAAAACGATGGTGTTGAGCAAGTAATTATGCGTGATTTAGGTCGTGCAGTTGCTAACAAATTAGATGCAGCTATCTTTGGTTCTTCTAATGTAACAGGTGCACCAACAGCTATCGCAACTTCAGGTAGTATAGGTACATTTACTGAAGCAGCTTTCGCAGCAGGTAGTTCTGTTGCAAGTGATATGGTTGAAGCACAAGGTGTATTAGCAGCAGCAGGTGGTCTTAAAGGAAACCTTGCTTATGTTTGTTCTCCTGAGTTAATGGGACAAATCAAAGCAGGAGCTCAAGTAGATAGCATATTAGCTGTTATGCAAGGAAATCTAGCAGCAGGTTACCCAGTTTACTTTACTGATGGTGTTGGTAAATCAGCAGGTGTATCAGGTGACTTCTTATTCGGTGACTTCTCTCGATTATTTATCGGAATGTTCGGTGGATTAGATATTACTGTAGACCCTTACACTCAAGCTGCAAGTGGAATTAACAGATTGGTTCTTAACAACTACGTTGATTTCGGTGTTGCTGATGCAGGTGCAGGATTTGTTAAAGCTACTTCTTTAGTTGCATAATTAAATTCTAATTAATTAAAAAGGTGAAAGGGGTAACTCCCTTTCCCTTTTATAATATTTATACAATAAGATGCCACACGATTACTTGCACAATATATATAACTTTGAGAACTACGAGTATCTAAATCCAAGTCAAAACAGATATGGGAATTTAGAACTGGTAGAAGCTGCAACTGCTCAAGTTGTTACAACTGCTCAGTTAAAATCTCAACTAAGAATTGATACTTCTGATGAAGATACTTTATTGGGTACATATATAAGTGCTGCTACTCAAATGGCTGAACACTATTGTAATAGACATTTTATTACAGCTAAGTACAAACTTTGGTTTAATAAATTACCATCTAAGTTTAGTTTATACTACCCTGATTGTAAGTTTAATTTTAATGGGGATAATAAAGATGGTTTATATTATTTAGCAGCTAGTGGAACAACTTATACATTGTTTGCTAATACTAATTGGTTTTGTAATACTAATTCAAATCCAAATATTGTTACACTACACGATACACCAACAGCTATTGATACGGATGATTTAGATGGTACTAACGAACAAGTTTATTATTTTCAATTCCAAACAGGTATTGGTGATGCAGCAGGTGATATTCCTGATGCGATTAAACAAGCGATTAAATTAATTGCAAGTGATATGTATTATTTCAGAGAGGATAGAAAGAGAGCTTTCCCAATGGCTTCTGAGATATTACTACAACCTTATAAATGCTATTTATAGTATATGGCTTTTATTTCTAAAATAAAGGCAGGTGATTTTAACCAACGAATTAAGTTAAAGTCAATATCTAATAGCAAAGACGCTTTTGGAGGGTCTATACCTAGTTACTCTGTTCAAGCTACAGTATGGGCGAATAAAAATGTTAAAAGCCTTAGAGATGTAGAAGAGAAGTTTGAGGGTGACCAACTACAATCTTATGGTAGATTTGTTTACACTATAAGATACTCAACTGAAACAAAAAGTATAAAATCTAATTGGATTATTGAGGAAGTAGAATCTAGTGATACATATGAGATACTAGGATTCGTTATAGATCCTAGAAAAGAGTTTATTGAAGTTTTTGTAAAACAAGATTTGCCGACAGCATAGTTATGGCTGATAATAGAACGATACGAGTACAAGGTATTCAGGATGTACAACGTAGTTTAAAAAAACTAGGTATGACACCTCGACAATCTCGTACAGCCATAAATAAAGCGTTAAGACCTGCTGCTAATAAATTAGCTAGAGGTATTCAAAAGGCTTATCAAAGAGAGTTTAATAGTAACTCTGATTATAAAAGAAAAAGTGGTAGAACTCCAACTTGGAAAACTATTGGTATAATTACAGCTCGTAAGTCGAGAGAACCAGGTTTATTCGTTGGTCCTATTGTTCGTAAAACCACACCTATAAGAATTAAAGGGAAAGATAGTAGAAACTTACCTGCGATGCAAATTAAAGGTAATGCTAAACAAGCCCCTAGACCTGATGTGTTTCAGGCTACAGCTAGAAAGATGGAATCACAGATTTACGTTCAAGCTGAAAAAGACTTAGATAAGTTATTAGATAAAATGATTAAACAAGCAGGTTTTAAATAAGATATGTTTGCAGTAATAGGAAAAGAGATAGTAACAAGATTAGAAGCTACGGCTGCTTTTACGACAGTTAATGGTAATAATAAGGTTTTCCCTGTTATTATACCTCAAGGTGTATCTTATCCTTGCTCTACTTATGAAATAACTAACGTATCGAATTTTTTATCTAAAGGTGGATCGCTTAACTCGTGTGATGTATCAATTCGCATTGCTTGTTTCGCA